CAATTTGGTCATTGTTCTCGTAAGACAGATCAATGCTGCCCACATCGCTGGGGAAGCAACCAATGAAATTGTAGGTACGCACAGCCTCACCGTCACGATGGAGTTGAGTAACCGACCAAGTGGGCATGAACTCCATGAAGTTACGGGGAGCGGTGTTGGCGGTGTGCTGATTGAAAATGGCACTCCAAGCCTCAAATGCCGAACGGAGAGCGAGGTTGGTATCAGAGATCACGGTGAGTGTCCAGTCTTGGAAAACTCTGTCCCCAGGAAGTTTGATGCGACGACCACGGTACGGAACTTCAATGGTTCCGATGGACGAGGCAGGAATCTGTGCAGCCTTTACCAAGAAAGAAATTGCTCGGTTGTCTGCGTACCCTGGAATTGACCCGTTGACCACGAATAGATTGGTACGAGCACCACCGCCAGCGAAGGCGTTTACGAACCCTGAAATATTGTTAGTTGGTTCTACTGGCATTAGGACTTACTCCTTTTCTCTCTTATCTATACGATCAGCCGCCAACTTCGCTGAAGTTTACGCCAGTCTTGGTGGCAATAAAGTTCAACTGGATAAAGTTGATGCTGCGGGTGGGCTTGACGAAGATATCTGCAACAAACTCGTTGCGGTCAATTATTTCGCCTGTGTTGTTGGTTTCATCGCACACCACCTTGAAGTCTGTGATGCCACGACGCTGCTGAACCGTCTTGAGGAACGGAACCACTAGATTCTTGAATTGAGCACGGGTGAACGCATCGTTCTGCTCAAACAGGAAGAACTTGCTAGCGGTGGCAATTGCCTTCTCAAGAATGATGAACAGGCGACGAACATTGATACGGTCAAACGCAGAAGGACGAGTCTGCATGGTCTTGTCGCCAAACAGAATTACGCCTTCTCCTGGGAATGAAACCACAGGGTTGATTTGACGGGTATACAGTTCGTCACGGTGGGCTTCGCTGGACGGGTTGTACGCCAACTTGACCACACTCTTGACCTGTCCACGGTTGAAGCCTGCGGGCGAGAACCACGCTTCATTGGTGAACTCGGTACGAGCCACTAGACCTGCAATATCAGCGTTGAGAGGCACTAGACGAACAAGGTTATTGTAAGTGTCTAGTTGATACTTCCAACCACTGTCAGCAACAGCGTATGAACTATTTACATTCAATGTGCTATCGCGGAAAGTCTTGATTGCACTAAGTGCTTCGTATGGCTGCTTGTTTTCGATGTCGGTCTGTGCAGGAGACACGAATGCCATGCAGTCGAGACGCTTCTCGCAAATCTGCTGAATAATGAGTTGTTCAAGAGTTGCAGAAGCGTTTCCTGTTGGAAGCAGAGACACATCAACGGTGTCTGCGTCTTGGAACAGGCTCCATCCACTAGACCAACGCTCGCTGTCGCTTGGTGCAACTGATGCAGCACCAGTCAATCCTAGAGAGTTGACTCCAGCACCAACAGCCGATGCGGTGCTTAGAGCAGGTCCAACTGCTGTTGAAAAAGTAGAAGACGCAGAAGTTGCTGTGTTACTATTCAACTCTTGAGAAAGTGCCCAAACATAATCAGACTGATCGTTGATTACGGTTCGGTAGTAGTTGCTGCTTCCGTCGTAATTACGGGCATCTGAAGCACGAGACAAGCCTTCAAACTTCTCCAAAAGATTGTTTGCGGTTCCTGTCCACTTTCCGTCCTTGTCAAACACTAGCACACTCACAAGATCGCCGTTTCCACCAGCATCACTTGCGTAATTGGTGGTTGTTGCGCCTGTAGACACATACTTGGCGTATGCACTTTTTAGATCGAAACTATTTCCAGCAGCCTGTGCTCTTGGAAGAATAGAAGACAGAAGCAGACGAACTCGTGGTAAACCACTTCCGTCTAAAGTGACTCCGCTGGTTACTCCGAAGAAGTCGCCATTGGTTGGAGTCAATGTAGTGAAAGTGGTGCTGGCGGTTGTTCCTCTTTGAACTCCACTGATTGTAACAGTAGTTCCGTCAGCAAAAACAACATCATCGCCCACAGCAAAATAACGAACTTGGCTCTGTCCTGTGGTGTGCATGTCTATGAAAGTAGCACCGAGAGAAGCAGCAGCAGCCAAAGACGCTCCAGTAATACCGTTTCCGCTTGTAAGCACAACCTTTATGCTGTTTCCAAGAACACCTGGATATTTGGATGCAAACAATACTCCGTTAGTTGCAGGAGTAGAAGCGGTAAGTCCAGCACTAGCACCAAAGTTAGTGGAATTGGTGATGTACAGATTGTTTACAGCAGTTGCACCTGCTTTTGTAACATTAGAATTGTAAGAACCACTACCCACAACACGCACAACCTGCATGCTGTTTCCGTACTGTAGGAAGTTGGCAGGTGTAAAGAAGTCCACATAGTTGTTATTGTCGGGCTTCTGGAAAATATTTGATAGTTCACGCTCGTTGGCAACAGTCACGATTTCGTTGACTGGTCCCCAGTGGAAATATCCTGCAAAACCGCCAGGTGTGGTTGCTACGGCGGGAACGATTGTGGTCAGGTCTACTTCTTTGATGCTTACGCCAGGGCTTACTCTAAATCCCATTGTGGTGTCTCCTTCGTCTGTGAAGCACGGGGTGTGGTGTCGTTACTTCTACTTGTATGTATTATTTGGATTTTTCCTGTGGCTACGCCACGAATCCTTATATTTAGCCCCGTCAGTCACCACCCCAATTCCAAGCCGTTCCGCTGCCGTCTGTGAACCCTGTGGGATCGCTACCGTCGTCTACGAAACCAAAAGGAGTCATTTCTTCTTCCAAATTTTTCATTTGGTCTTCGTACAGGTCTTTTCGGATGTCGCTGCCTGTAATATCTTTAAAATATGCTTGGGTTGTGAGCCATCCAAATAGCACTAGAGTCATTACCAAATCGTCATTATGATTGTCTTCGGCTTCAAAAGAATCGCCCCGTGCCACAAAAGTACACAACTCGTCCACCACACTAAAATCTTCCACTAGCAGTTTAGAGTCTTCAATCAGGTTTTTCAGAATGGCACAGCCTATACGCTTCACGGCTGTGGAGGTCTTTACTCCCTTCATAGCCGAGCCGCCACGCCCGAAGCCACCGTTCACAACCTGTCCCTTGCGTCCCTGCATCTGCACATAAATGATGTTGTCGTATTCCATGTCATCGTGTAGAATGTCTGCTACCTGCTGTCCAATATCGTTAATCTCCACAAGCACGAATGCGTTGTTGTACTGACGAGCCACAGGGTAGATGGCATTGGGATACAACATGGGGGCTAGTTGGTTGTTGCGGAATGTGGCTACCACCTTGTACGGTATCTGCGTTACATCCACCACAGTAAACGCATGGTAGTCTTGCCCAACTCCACGAGAGGTGTCTACCACAATCACATACTTGTGCCCTGCTTCGGGACGGGTGTACACACGCAAACCTTCGCTATTAAAATATTCAGGAGTGCGGTACGCCAAGCATTTTAGTTTTTCGGGGTGCACAAGGGTGTGTACCGAACCCAAGAACTCCGTTTCAAACTCTGTGCGAAACTGCTCTTCGGAGGTGTTGGAAATGGTTTGCTTTTTCCACTCTTCGTCACGACCTGGCACATCGCTCCAATGCACTTCGATTGGATAATACTCGTTCTTGCCTTCTTCTCCCGTTCGCTTGTTGGCGTTTACCCACAGGCGGTAGAACATGTTCAAGCCTTTGGGAGTGGACACAATAATAACTTTGGTTTCTTTACCGCTTGTAATGGTGGGATACACCGACGAGAAAAACTCTTCAGCCACATTCTGCGGCACATACGCAAACTCGTCCAACATGATGCAGTTGTACGAACCACCACGAACAGCGGACGATGAAGTGGCTGCTGCAAGCACTTTGGAGCCGTTTTCTAGTACAATTGAGCCTTTGTTCCACTCTACCACACCCTGCTGCAACCACACAGGCAGGTACTCGTAGGCTAGTTTCAAGCGTCCCAGCAGTTCACGGGCTGTGGCTAGTTTGTTAGCCAAGATTGCCACGCTCATGCTTTGGTTGAACAGGATATAGTGCAACAAGAACGAAATCATGGTTGTGGACTTACCGCTCTGACGGGGCATCTTGCAGATCACGAATCGGTTCTTGTGAACGGCTTCAATCATGTCCTCTTGGAACTCATACGGCTCAAACGGCACCAAGCCTTTGTCCAAAGACACAATCTTTACATAATTTTTGATGAAATACAGCGGGTCTTGAGAGCACCGCACATACTCTTCAATCTGCTTTTCTGAAAAGTTTATGTTTACGCCAGCCGCTTTAAGGTTGGCGTTTCCAAGATATTTTTGGCTTTTGTTCACGATTCATCCTCTACCTTTGCATCAATAAACGCTTTTGTACTGGAACGAGCAGAATTTATAATGTCTTGCAGATCACGAGTAGACCCCACATAAATGGCATTGTTTGTGGTGTGGTTGTTTGTGGTGTTGTTTTCAGTTTTGCGAATACCCTTGATCTTGTCATGGATATCTAGCAGATCACGATTGGTTTCTGAAAGGGTCTTTATCATTTGGGCTACCACTTCATACGCACGGGGCGAGTCGCCTTCTTGTGCCACGGCAATAACCCCATCCAAAGCGTTTTTGCCTGCTTCTACCAATTCACGAAGATTTTTACGAGCAGTCTCGTAATCGTGCTTCAGGTCTTTTTCAAGGTACTCGTCTGATAGAGGAGGAGTCTCTATCTTAACCATAGGCATGGGAGCAGACTGCACAATAGCCTGTGGCTCGCTCTCACCCGTGCTACCAACACCCAATACACTTTCAATATGCGAAAACCCATCACCCATAAAAACCTCTCAATCAACTAGGATACGGCGGTGCTGTGATCCCCATGTCTCCAAACCACTCAACTGTTACGCCCTGTGCAAGAGTAGAGCCGCTCTGATACTCGTAAATCTGGGTGTACGGGGTGTAGTTATACTTGCTGGAACTTGCACCGCTTGGTCCTGTTATACCTGTGAATATCTTGGTTGCCAATCCAGTAACACCTGCAAGTGTAGACCCTGCGGTGTAACTTGGAAAGTAATTGAAATCGTAAATCTTGGTATCGGTCTTGCGGATTTCCTTGTAACTGCGGACATTACCAAAGATGTACGACTTCATGGTGAAGTTCAGGGTGAAAATAATACTACGACGAGACTGGAAATCGCCTTCGTAGTCTTCTTCAGAACTCACAGAGTTCAGGTAGATGGGTACATCTACCTTTGTATTCACATCGTCAAAGTTAACAGTAGCCACAAATTCAGGAGCAAAGTACGGTAGTATTTGTTCAACAATTTGCAGCCCGTCGTCCATGTTTCGGGTGTACACATACAGCCCAAAGTCAATGTTGTACGGCACCTCTGCAAAGGTATACTTCATAGACGATGTTTGTGTATCACGAACCACATTTCGCTGCATGCTGTTTCGCTTACGGGCAGGATCGTATGCAAATCCTGTAATTTCAAATGCCATGCGTGGCAGGGTAATCTGCATGGGATTCTGTAGATACGGATCTCCTGCTAAACGCACCTTGTACTTTTCTTTGGGAGCGTATGCTAGGGGCACTTCAATGTATTCTGTGCCGTTACTAGTAGCACGAGAAATCTTGATTTGGTTGAATAAGGCACCAAATGCCACCACCATTCGCCTGATGGATTGGTTATAGAACTGCGTAAACATCAGTACAGTCCTTCACTAAACGGATCTTTCTCTGTGAAATCAAAGATGTTGTCACGATTGGCTTCCAAATCAAGGGCTTCGTTGTCTTGAATGTTTGCGTTAGTTGTGTGGATATTTGTATTGGTGATCTCTGTAATAGCAGTAGACGCATTACTGGTTCTGCCAACAACGGTATCACCTACTTCAAAATCACCTTTGGTCACATTTACGGTAATGTAATAGTTATTGTCTGCGGTATCCTCAACCTTGTCTACTCTGCCAACTGCATGTGGGTTTGCAGAATTACCAGCGTAAATTTCTTCGCCAACCGTGAATGCCTTTGCTGAACTACTAACCTTGAACAGTTTTTTATAAGTCGCTACAGCAGCCACCGCAGCGTCCATATCGCTTTCACCTGTATCAATCTCTTCTTGCGTGTACTTGAAGGATTCACAGTACAGTTTGAAAGAGTATCGTTGACCCAGCGGATAGAACGGGTTGTCGTGTTCCACATACTTGATTTCAAACAGATTATACGGATAATCAAAATAAATGATGTCGCCTTCACGGGGGCGACCCAAATCTCGGATTGCAGTATTGTGGCTCATTACTTCCAAGAACCTACGCTTGGACACAATGAAAGTGCAGTTCTCTCGGATATCTAAACCAAACCGAGTCATGTCACTTTCGCCATCAAATCCTTCAGCGTTTTCCATGTACATTTCTATACGGTTTGCGTCCTTGAACTTGGACACTTCTTCGCCAAGAATCTTGTCTTCTGTAACCGTTTCTCGTGGAATGTACACCATATCGTGACCGTGGATTTTGATAGCCTCGGTCGTGAGTGATTCTAGTAGGTTCTGCTCGCCTACATTGTTCCTACGAAAATACGGGTTTACTGCCATGCTTTATCCTGTAATAAAATCGGGTGGCAATTGGTACTTGCTCTGCACATCTTCTTCCAATTTTGCTATTTCTTCCATTGCTTCCTGATAGATTTTACCGCCGTTGAATGTGACATTTCCTGGGAGTGGCATACCCTCGTACTTAGACAGGTTTACTCCCCACTGCCGCTTGATAAGAGCAATAGTATACTTTTTCAGGTAGTTGTCGTTATAAATTTCGGTTGCGAGTTCGGGGTTATTGGCTGTGTACGCCTCAATCATAAGGAAAGTGCCTGCCTGCATATCGGTTGTGGTGGCATCAATAAACAGGCGGTTGTTTACTCGGTTGAAACGAATCTGTTTTTCAGGATCAAGCAACTGCTCCAACATCTCAATATACTGCATGGTAGACACATAGTAGTTCAGATTGGTCTGCCCTGTACGCAAACCGTAAAAGTCATTGAGTGCCAACTGGTAGCGGATGTTAAAGATATTATGGGTGGAGATGTTGAAGCCCATATGAAATATACGATTAATTGTCAGAATGGACGGATCAATGGGGGTGGTGTCTATAAATTTACGGTCGATGTCTTGTTGTGTTAGCGGATAGGTGTAGTACATCCGCATACCGCCATCGTGGTGCCACTTGGCAAAGTATTGTAGTGCTTCGTCAATGCGGTCTTCTACCTGTGAGTCTTCCACATTAACTTCAATCACAGGATGACCTAGTGCCCGTAGGCAGTAGTCTTTTAGTTGTTGACGGGATTGTGGGCTAGCCATGCAGTCTCCTTTTCAAGTATTTAGGAGCGTGGCGTTTTGCCTAGTCTCCGTTTTCAGCCTTTAGTCTTTCCACTAGTAAGGCTAGTTCAGGCTCGCGGGCACACCACCGATCACAACCCGCGTCTTGTTTCTTTAGGTATACGGTATTGTCTCCGTCTGTAACATAGTGCCGAACGCCCTGCTCGTATACCCGTGTGTGAAATCCAAACGGAACAGAGTAGTCACCACACACTTTCAAAAAATCATCCCACGAGTACTCGCGCCCGTTGAGAACCACCTTTGAGTTTCCATAATGTATAAGGGATATAGCCATAAATTATGGAATGGCTTCTACTTTTTCTTGTTCTACACCAGTGTTCCAGTAGTTTTCTGGAGAACGATTGGTTTTTGTGGTTAGTGATGTTACAGGAATGTAGACCACTGAATTTCCACTTGCTGCTAACTTGGAAACAATTTTGGGTTGTGTGATACCTTGGAAAAGTTTCAAATCTGTATAGGATGTTTTGGAGTCTATGGCATTATTGGCAAATGTTCTTGCAGTATTTGCTTCACCAAAATACGCCAACACATCTTTATACAAATTGCAAGCAGCAGCAGTTACAAACGAATAATAGTTTCCTTGTGCGTTTGGTATGCCAACCTCAGCAGTTAATCCACCCACAATAATAGCATCGTAGACATTTTTCAAATAATTCAAGTTGCTTTCTATTCCGTAGTATGTCCACGATGTTGGGAAAGTGGAACCAGAATATAGGTTTGTAAAATCTCCACTTGCTCCGCTTGCACCAGCCATTGCAGTAATTCCGAGATAGTAACGGAAACTGTAATCAATAAGGTCTTTTCTGTACTCCTTTGCACCAGTTAGACCAGAAGTCAAATCGGTTACTGCTGTTGGAATGAAACACGACTTGGTATCGTATCCGAAAATATAACCGTATGATGTTCCTGGAACAGCATGACCTCCACACACACCCACTATGGGGGTTGTCCATGTTCGTGAAGCCGTGGAGCCAATATTTCCGTATATGAACAAATCGCCGTTATAAAACGCCACATTACTCATTATTTTGTTTGTGGTATCGCAGGGGAATAAAGATGTGCCTTCTGGGCCATCCATTCCCAAATGGTATACAGTGTAAAATCCTGCTTCTTGCTTTGTAGTTATGGTTGGTCCTGTTGCTCCTCCCGAAAATCCACGAACAGGATCAAGACGGCCTCCGTTGGTTGAACCAATACTAACCATTATGTCATCAAGCCAACCCTTGAGTGGTCTGTAGCCTTGAGGACCACAACCAACATAGAAACTTGACGGGGTGTTTCTAATGTTTCCAGCAATGGTAGCAATTTTTTCTTGCCGCTCTCCGTTCCAATACGAGCAGACGGATGCACTGCTTCCAGCATTGATCCACGATACGGCAAAATGATGCCATTGACCAAGTGTTACTCCACTTGCGGGAGACACATTCATAGAATAACTGAATCCGCTATTGCTGTGAGACGAATGGCTAAAGTGGAATTTTAATCGCTTGGCACTAATATCAGAATCGTATTCAAGCGAGAAAGAATCATTTGTTGTGCCAATTCCAATACCAGCAGAAGCACACACTCCACGGAACGCAATTATAGGGTCGTAAGTGGTTGAAGGATTGGATTCCAACAGAATAAAACCAGAAATCAAGAAACAGGTTCCTGTTGTTCCCGCACTGCTAAATCCTGGAAGACTTAATCCCGCTGTGGGGGTGTCCAAATCCAAATAAGAACCCATGAACTGTGCTGCGTTGTTGCCAAGGAAACCGCTTACACCAGTTATTCCAATAATTGGATTGTATTCTGTGGCAGTAATGCCACTTGGAGCATAAAAATTGATTACTTCTGGTCTAATGTTAGACTGATACACCAACTCGTTTGTGGCAAATCCTTTGTATAGTGTTCCAGAAATCTGCTGATCGGCTATGGGAACAATATTGGATCTGGTTTGTAGAGTCAGTGATCTGCTTTTTGGTGTTTCAAAATCGTTTTGCAACTCTATAGAATTTGTTGCGCCAATGGTTGTAAAAGTAGACGCATATATGTCCTCTCTTGCACTATCAACAATAATTGGCAAAAAGCCAGCACCGTAATTAGATGGAATAAAAGACTCTTCTGATTGCGAAATAGAAGAAGAGATTAGAGCGGAAGAAGGGGGAACTACTTCTCCACTAGAGTTTATTACTATTACCTTTTTGCTCATATTATCCTCCTCCACTAGAGTAGTAAGCGTTCAGTACTGTTTGAGTTCCTCTATAAAGTGCTGGACCAGAATACCCTGGAGGATTTGCAGTAAAAGCAGAAGCAATTTGATTTGCACTAGGTATCAAATTTTGGTCAATACTTCCAGCACCACCAAAATTTACAGGAGATTTATACAGCAGATTATTGGAAGTGCTTGGAGTTCCAGATCCTCCAACCCATCCAGTTGCACCCTTTATCCACCACATGGTCATGCCTCGTGGAATATTGTACATTAGTTGGGTTCCGTTTCCAGAAGTGGGCAATCCAAATGTGCCTCGTGTCATGGTGTTTATAAAGAGATTGGATTGCCCTTGACTTGTGTTCCATATGTGCCAAAGAGCACCGCAACCACTTGCTAGAGAATTATACCCAAAGTAGTATTTGATTGCAGTTGTATCGCTACTTTCAGCGTAATATCCACCATCAAATGCCGCAATTACTGATATGTAAGTGCCAGCAGTCCAATCAGATTGAGTATTATGATCTAGAAGGAATGGGATTGAAATATTTGCTGTGTTTATTCCCAACTCTGTGGTGCCACCTTTATTATAGAATCCCATGTTCTGCCCTGCTTCGTTCACATGGGCACGCCTAGAATACGGAAGACCAATTACTACAGGATCGTGATAATCCGAATTGTAACCAAGAGACAGATAGGCTCCGTGACGAGAATAGATTCCGTATCCGTAGTCGTTTCCTAACTCCCATCCACCGTAACCAAACCCAAACGGATGCTTTATATGTACTCCTCCCAAAGCAAGTATAGCGGGTTTTTGCTGAACAAGTACACCAGAGTGGGTAAAGTCTCGTATACTGATTGCTCCTCTTGCGCTTTTAACAACAGAATCACCACCACTAGATACAATTTGACTATAGCACCTACCACGAAAAATAGCATTTCCAGCAATGTAAAATTTTCCGCCGAGAGAGGTAAGGATAGAATGTCCATTATTCGCGCCAAATCCATACAACCTCACATAGTCTTTGGATCTCTCACCAACTCCATTTGCACTACTATTGGTAAGAGTCAATCCAAATTCAGTTCCCTTGTTTGTTCCGAGTGCTGTGGTGCTGCATGATAGAGTGGTTCCACCACTACAACCCAAAACTATTCCACCATTACCCAATCCAAGATACTCTAGAGTTGTTCCTTCTGTATTATTAGAATACGCAAAAAATTCAAGAGTATTTCCAGCAGAAGCATTTAACCATGATCTTACCGCTTCAATGGTATCAAATGCAGGAGTATTAAGTTTCTGACAGTGGAATATGACACTTTGATTTTTTACAGGTCTTTCATTTACAACGGTTCCCGCTCCGTTTCTCCATGTTCCAAGAGTCCATCCAGTGGAAGCGGCTTTCTGATCCACAGTAGTTTCTATTATATTAAACGCTCGCAGAACAGCCGTTCGTGTACCGCCTTGGTTTTTATAACCAACAACACTCTTGTATCTGTCCCCGCGAGTGTTTGCAAAAATTTCAGGAACATAAAAAGCAGCAGTTAGTCCATTTGAAAGAGTAGATCCCGAAAACTGCGGTATGTCCAACCGTAATTGGGTATATCCTGGAGTATACGAATTGTAAGAAATGTCTAATGGACCCATATACATTTTGGCGTTGTTAAAAGAAAACAACATATTTGTTGCGGGTGTAATTGATTGCATCAGGACGGCTTGATTGCAATACGAATCACTTAGTTTGCTACTGGTTCTGAAACCATTGGTAAAATCTACAACTCCATTTGGACCGTCTACATGTATTCCAGCCGAGTGGCTGCTAACAAATATTGGAGTATTCATTAAAAGCCCAAGTTTAGGGTAATAGAAAGTGCTTCCAACATTATGAACTCCAGGGCTATACTCCATATAATTGGAAGCATCAAAACCCATGTCACTGAGCAGCGTTCCGTTGTTTACATAAACGCACACAGGACTGTTCACAGACAATCCGTATCCAAGGAAACCAAGGTTACGAATTGATGTGCTGCCTCCGTCCTGAACAATCATTCCAGGATTTGAAGCGTAACGAGTAACACTTGCACTAACAGCGTTTAGTTGGTGATCCCATCCACTACAAACCGATTTTGCACCGTAACTAGCACCTTCAACATGTCCATTCACAAACATGAGATTTCTGATGGATTTAATAGTTCCGCCCTCAATCACTAGAGGAATGGGTTGAGCATTTGTTCCATTGTTGAATGTGATTGATCCGCTGCTATAAGTTTTGATAACAACTGGGAAATTTGTCAACAGGTGTGCGTCATCACTAACATGAACCTCACCAGCGTTTCGTGCGGGATATCCAACAGAAACTCCTGAAGCAATTCCAAACTGAACTCCACCAACCGAAGAAGATGAATACGGATCAATAGTCGCCAAACTTGAACTTACGCCAAAAGTTGGACCATAGAAACCGTTTGGTTGAGAGTACTGTGGCTCTGGATAGCACGGATTGTTTCCTAAAGTTCCGTATCCAGTAAGACCGTTTCCAAGTCCTCCTGGGAGTTTTCCGTTTACGGTGGTGTTTGGATAGGTGTTGATTCGACCGTCCAGATTGATCCATTTAAACTGAAGTGCCAAATCAAAAGCACTAGAAGACGCACCTTCAATTCGTGCTAATCCTAAAATGGCTTGAGAGTCTTCATACGACAAACCGTGGTTATACACATGTCTGCCAAAGTTGTGGCCGTGTGTGTTTGTGTATTTTGCAGAAGCAACTCCATTCAAAGCATCGTTATAACCAATAATAGTAGACGAGTGTAGGAACGCATTAGACACGGACACATATCCAAACTCGTCTTCTGCACTGAATCCGTGGGCGGTATTTCCGTTTCCTAATGGGTAGTTAGCAGCAGTATCTCCACCCGCATGAACAGCATACCATGTGTTTACTGTGCCAGTGTGACCGAAATACGCAACCCGCGACAAGTCCCAAGAGTAGTCTTTTACGCGATAGATGTACCGCTGCTTGATGGCATTCAAGTCACCTTGAATAACAATATTTCCGCCCTGTGGGTGGTACAGGTTGTCAGGGAAAGGATTGCTGCCTGTGTTACCTGTATCGTATGTGTATCCGTAAATTCCTTTTTGGAACTGAATGTATAGAGTAGCGTTGCCTGTGATTGTATACTTTTGTGCCTCTGTCCACGCACGACGGAGTGTTGCAAAGGGCTTGGCTAGAGTGCCGTCACCACTATCGTCGCTTCCCCATGTGAGTCCTGTCCATGTGCCAGCAGATCCAGTCTTGCCCAAACCGTTGTTGGGTGGAGACAGGTAGATGGTGGTGTCTTCTGCAATAAACTTGAGGTTTAGCAGGGCGTTGTTGGCTGCCGATGGTAGTGGGGAAAAGTCTGGCATATGTGTTTATTTATGGGTGTTTTTTGTTCTGCCTGTTAGTACTAGTGATGATCCCATGTGTGGTTTCTATTTTTAATATACAATATCAACCAACAACTACGAATGTTATGATGTTCGCGGCATTAAAATCTCTTAAAATAGCAGTATTAGATTGAGCCAAAATTATTGCAAATTGTGTCGTACTTATGATACTAACGGAAACTTGAGTGCGATTGTCAACACCATCTACCGTTTGTCCAACAGAAGAAGCAACCACAGAATAATCTGTACTTGGCATAGCCGTGGTCATAGTCACAGTTATAGTTCCATCACCTGATCGCACCGCACTTGCTATGTTTCCGCCAACAAAACTGGATGGATTACTAGAACCATTCGGAGTTATTTTTCCCCAAGCCCGAACAGCAAATATAGGAGCACTCCCACTCGGAGCAGCAAAAGTTGCACCGCCAAGAACCAATCCACTACTAGCCTTGATGTTACCAACCACATCTAGTTTGACTGCTGGAGTCTGTGTTCCAATCCCAACATTTCCTATTTGGTTAATGTAGAGCCTAGTAACAGAAGCAGAGTCACTCGCTCCTCGTGTTGCGACTTCCCATTCAGTATACTTGAGTGATTGGGTGCTGAATCCGTTGAATCCAAAATATCCAACAGTTGTTCCGTCTTGTTTTGTTGATATAAAGAAAGCGTCATCGCGGTTGCTGTTTATCCGAGTTCCGCCAACGCTCAATATGAGTGGATTCGTTGTTGTGCTGTCTCCCGCACCAGAGAACAGTATATCGCCCGTATTTCCGTTTCCATAAATACGCATCCGCTCTGTGCCCAACCCACTGTCGCCTGCGGTGTTGGTGTAGAACACCAAATCGCTGTTGGAGCCGCCAATGGCACGGGTGCGTAGATCACGAACCAGTGTGGACTGCCACGGCAGGTCTAGCCCGTCAATAATGGCTGCACGGGTGTACGGCTTGGCTTTAATGATGTACCGCACCGCGAGGTACGGTGGCATGTTGTTGTGGGGGGTGTTGGAGCCAACAAACTCAAAGTAAACTCTGCTTGCATTTAGGTTGATTGACTCTGGTCCTGCTTGTTGATCTAGTTCTGAAGCGTATATGGTATTAATTCCTGTGTTTTTACTGCCAGCAATTACTGGAGGAATAATCAAGTACGGATTATTTGAAGGTGCAGAAATTGTTCCTTCGTGACTGTGGTTGGGCATTTCCGCCGTTGTCAAAATGTGTTTTTCTTCACCACCCTCGCTTCCGAGAGCGTAGATGCCAGAGATAGCAGAGGTGTTTGCCGTATCGGCTTCCATCTCACCCAATGCCGATGTGTTAACACCAACCGCAAACCGCCCACGCATATCTGGGGTGTTGAAAGCAACCAAAGAAACAGCAGACACACTATTGTTGGTGTGAATTATTGTTCCTGTTGAGTCTAGTACTCTATATTTTGATGTAGTAAAAGCACCAGTATTATTCCACAGCACCCCACCAGTTGTAAACGCCATATTGGGATACACAAAGGTTTTGGTGGAACTGTTGTATACAGGCAGTACTTGCACCCAAACATCAGCACCAGACACCGCAATAATTTGTGCAGTTATTTCTGCTTGTGTGTCGTATATCAAATTTTGACCACTGACAGGTTGATTGGTTGTCCATGTGCTTGTGGTGTTGTTTTTGAACTGTATATAGCCACCAACAGCAGCAATATTTGTCCAATTTCCAGCACCAGAAGTAATTTTAGCCACATAACCGTAAAGTGGCATCCGATCACCTGTGGTGTACTGTATTGCACCGTACAATTCAGGGTAGTCTGCAACCGTGTAAGTGGTGCCGTTACACTCCAACCACGAGTCAGGTATGGCACTACCAGCAAAGGGCATAATGCTGCCCACAGGCTGTACTTGGTCAATACCCACAGTGGACGAGCCGCCAATCTGTGTGCCCAAGTAGTTGTTCAGCACAAAGCCGTTCAGGGTGGGGTGCTTGGTGGCTACAGGCTTGATGACCTGTCCCAAAGCACTGGGCGGATTGGAAGTCAGCCCACCAGCACACACACCCGACAAGAACATGACAGGAAAACTAATACCACTAAACGCGGGCATTTCCAAATACCCGCCGTAGGTGAGTTCAAAAGTGTTTGCGTCGGTGACTGCGTTCACGATGCCTAGCACTTCGGCGTTTTCTGCGGAGTCTGCTTGTGCAGGCACATACAGTTTTGGGGTTCCGCTTGGGTTGTAGCGAATCACAGTTCCCACACTAAAACCGTGACCTGTTAGAGAGATGCTCTCCTTTAGGGTCTTGGTGGTTGCTGCTCCGCCTGTTAGTACTAGTGATGATCCCATGTGTGATTACCTTTGATAACAGTTTACCGTAGTTCCGACCAACCCTCAACTATTCCCCCATTGGGAATTGAAACAACATAATTAGCATCAACAGGAACTATTGCATATAAAGAGACTCGTAGACCTGTAATTACTCCAAAATTTCCAACTAAAACACCGCCCACTGTAATTGCACCTGCTGTACTAAAATTAATTGCTAACATTATGGGTTTACCAGTGGTATTGGTGTAGGTTGTACCAGTACTTCTACTAGCAGCAACATTCTGCCATGTTTGACCAACACCAATATCTTTACTGTCCACATAATCCTTCGTGGTCAGCGTTTTGGCGTTTGAACTAGAGGTAGTAGATGTGGACGAACGAGCCTCACCAGTAATGTCTAGAGCAACAGCAGGAGACGCATTAGCAATTCCCACTTTTCCATCAGATGTAATACGCAGTCTTTCTGTATTATTCGTACCGATTCTCATATTCTTCGTAGCAGTTTCATACAAATACATATCACCATTCAAATCGTGACCTATTTGTGCGTTTCCACCAGAAGCAGTATTAGCGAATTGTATTTGTGCTTGCTTGAGAGCAACAGTTTCAACTATATCCAATTTTATGGCAGGAGTGTTGGTTCCAATTCCAACATCACCAGCAAAACTTGCAGTACTACCCACAATGCTAAACGCATCAGTCAAGGTAACAGCACTACCCAAAGCCGTTGAACCAGTAGGAGCAGTTTTCCACACAAGTGCAGGATCGCTGCCACTCAAACCCACAACCAGTGCACTTCTAGCGGTGCTCACAGAATTAGGCAGGCTGCTTATCCACCCGTCAGACCCCACCGCAGACCGCACACCGTGTCCCAAAGCAAGACTAGACGACAAGTAGCGAGTACTAATAACATTCACAGCAGCAGAAGTAGTGCCGTTGATAGACACACTGTCACCAGTATACCGAGACACCAACAAGTCGCGTCCTTGTGGTGTTGAATCAACTGTTACGCCTACTCGTATCTCGCCACGCACATCAAGAGGAGCCAAGATTCGGTTGTTGCTGTTAGCCGTTGTAAAGGGTGTCCACCCACCACCAACACCCACATATCCTGTAACACCAACACTGGTAGCAAATTTGCCCACACCTGCGGCAATACGGACGGCTTCTCTGCCGTTGGTGTTGCCGTCGTACACTCCAATCTTTAGATCGCCACTAATTCCATCAGAAATATCACTAACCAAGAAGTTGGCAAGATTGGCGTAACTAATGCCAACAGCAGCACCACGCACATCGCCACGATACGAGAACAAGTAGCCACTCAAAGCACTTGTTGCCATAAGCATGGGCTTACGAACTGTGCCTTCGGTTGACGGTGGAGTAGAGGTAAGTGAAGACACACCACTCTCAAACGAACCTGTTGTGCCTGCACAGCCTGTGTTCAAGAAGTACACGGTTCCAGGAGTTAGAGTGCTGTACGGAGAACTCCACGAAGGTACGGTAAAGAAACCGTCCATGAGCACATCGAACGAGTCGTTAATGCCGTTGGTGGCTCCAACCGCAATAACCATTCCTGCAATTTCTGCTTCTTCAGGGGTGTTTGCCTGTGCCTTTACATAGATTCCATCAGAGTAGTTTGCTTCAGCAGTTGCACCTACGGTTGGTTTATACGACAGGGTAACACCACTCGGATACGCCTTAAACCGTACAATGTCACCCGCTTTAAAGGTGTTGAGTTGTACTATTCGCGTTGCTACTGATGAAGACGAAGCAATTTGAATGGGTGAAGCCAGCAATCCACCAGTAAACGGCAACACAATGGCAGAAGCGGTTCCTGTGGCAATCAACACGGCTTTATGCACAGTTCCAGGACTTGTAGGCTGAACAGGAGTAATGATTCCAGGAGTTCCTGGAGAGAGATAGTACACTGTTCCAGCAACAAGACTCGTGCCTGATGTGTTGATTGGGGCAAAATCACCAAAAATCTCACCAATAAAGGTTAGTTCAAAGGAATCTGCGTCTATAACTTTGGACACAATTCCCACAACTTCTGCACTCTCTGTGTCTGATGCTTGTGCTGCTGCATAGTTGTTGGCAACTTTATCAAAACGAACAGGAGTACCAAACACAAAGGTGTGTGCTACTTGTGTAATGGTCTTGCGGTTTGCACCATCAGAAATGTTTACAAACGGTCGGTTGCCGTATGTGGTTCCACTCAAAACTTCCATAAACACGGTGGCACCTGCTGGCGAATACCGCTCAAACTGAATGGAGCGGTTGCTTGTAGTGCCTGCAACGCCACTAGAAGTCAATTCAACAAGCAGCCCGTGATCGCTTGTGCTGCCACCGTCCAAACGAATACCGCTGCCGTGAACAGGCAGAACTCCACCCGCATTAGGATAAATGCCAAAAGTGGCACCACTAATACCAATGTGTGCGTTGGCTTGCCACACACCAGTAAGCCCGTGAACCTGTGTGGTTTTCCACAGCCACTCTGCGGTTGAGCCGCTAGTTCCACGATTTATAAGCAGACCACCGCCGCCTGCTGCGTTGATTTTTGTGTCTGTTGAACCCG